GCTTCCAGCCAGGCTGCCGAAGGCAACGGCGGCAGGCAGTGCGCCATAAGGCGTTCTGATGTTCTCCTGGACCATCTCCGCGCCCTTCACGCCCAACGCCTCAAGACCGGTCTGTGTGCCTTCCCGCACGGCCGCCTGCATCTCCGGCTCCAAGCCTTCTGTCCCGCGGGTCTGCACTCCCCAAGCCATTGCCGTCTACCTCGAATATTTGTTGTGGACAAGCCGGTCCACGCCGGAGTTTTGTTCTAGATACTGATTGCCAAGCGCAAAGGCCGGCCCCATGTCCGCTTCTGTCCTGCCCTCTTCAATGCCCATATGGTTGTAGTAGCGCTTGCGCAGCGCTTTGGCGCAGGCAAGCATCTCTGCACTCTTCGAGCGGTACTGCACTACGTCGGCCTGGAGGGTCGAGTCACCGGTTCCAACGTAGAAGGTGGCCAATTTCTCCGCGCCCAGGCTGGCCGCGAAATCGGTCACTGCATAGAAGTCTTTGTCTGGCACGGTGGATCCATCGCGCAGATGGCGAGCCGTCCAGGTGCAGCGCACAATGTCATTCGGTCCGGGGGTGTCGAAGTTCACCAGAATCGTTGGAGCAACGCCTGGCGCGCGATAGATGCGGAAATCCGAATCGAGTATGAGCTGCGGTGGCTGCTGGAGAATCGGATACTCCATGTGCTGGATCACCGAGAAGTTAGGTTCGAATACCGGCAGATCGGAGCCAGCGCCTGGCGCAACTGGAAGCGGCAAATAGTTAGTGCCATTTCCGTGGATGTCGCTACAGATGCGCAAGGGCGAGTCAGCCGAGTAGCGCTCAAGGATAGCGCGGGAGACCAGCGCGGCCCAGGAATCTTGGCTGATGCGCCCGGCGTCATCCGAAAGCACGTTCGGGATCTCCGCAACAAAATCCGAGATGGCGTAAGGAAAAGGCATCTGAGCGTTTCTCTACTCCAACAGTTGGGGCGCCTCGTCTGGCGCGGTGATTTGCAAATGAATGGGCTGAAATGCATGTCCAAATGTAAGCTGGGTCAAGACCAGGTCATCACCATTCGCGATTCGTTGCCGTTCTTCCTCTGTTAAGCGCCAACGGCTGATCATTGGGCGCGATGGAGTGTCGAGGTACACCACCGGAAGCGGAAGATATTCAGGTTGATCTTTTGCAAGCACAACCTCGATCGGTTCCGATCCCGGCATGACTGGCGATACAGCGTCCATTCCACCGCTCCCAACTGATCTCTGCAGTTAGACATCCACCTCGACGATGTCTAGCACCACGAAGCCGAGCTTCGGCACGGTAGTGGCAGGCACCGCGGTGATGTCGATAGTGACAACGTCGTCCTTGTTGAGGCGCGCGCCGCCGGGGTACTGGTTGGATCCTCCGGTGATGGCCGTGCCGACAGCATTGGATGCACCGCCAGCGTAGATCTTCAAGCTGTTGGCAGCGTTGACGGCTGTGCCGTTGACTTTGATGGAAACCGTGGTTGCGGTCACCGCGGCCTGAGCCGCTACTACAGCAGCCCTATCGGTGACCACCAGGGCATCAGCAGCAGTTTTGGCAGCGAGCAACCCAGCGCCGGCGGGATTGGCGGCATAAGCAGCATCAGCGATAACCGCCGCGGCCGTGTCGGTGACCAATGTTGCCTGCGCTGTCGCGAGAGCGGTTTGATGTGCCGTGTCCGTGCCGGTGTCGGAAAGGCAAAGCTGCGCGCCGGCGATGCGCTGCGGGCGCGGCGAAATGTAGGTTACGACGCCATTTGCGGCGACCAGCGTGGCCAGCAATGGAAATGTGAGAGTGCTTCTGCGGAAACTTTCCTGCATTGAATTACTCCTGTCCAGGTTGTGCGAGGGGCGTTTTTTATGCGCCCCTCACCTCTCAGAGACCCTTCGCCTCACTGGTTAAGCTCAGGCGACGACGTTCTTGCCCACACCACGCCAGTCGATGATCGCGCCGTTGAAGACCATCTTCACCTTGTACTGAAGCTCATCCATCGTGAACTGGGTTCCGATGGTGGGCTGGTTGGCGAGGAAAATCTGCGGGTTCTCGATGCCGTCGAGGAAGCCGATTTCAAGGAACGGTGCGTTTTCCTGCTTCGTCCCGTAATACCAATCGTTGGTGTCGGTCAGCTTCTCGTTGACGTAGATGCGCTCGTTGTTGACTCCGAAACGTTGGAAGAAAGCGTTCGATCCTGCGGTATTGGTCTGGTTGATCTGGCGCGCGGTGGCCGCAAGCTGCGGTGGCACCATGAGCCAGTCTAATGGCAATCCCAGCGGCTCGCCGGAATCCTTCTCGGTCTGAATCATCAGTGCGATCTCGGCCGCAATGAGGGCGTCCTGCGAGAGAGCCAGAGCGCCGAGATTGGCGTGTGCGGAGTTGAACCATGCCACGGAGTCCGCGCTGTAATTCGGGTTGTTGGCGAAGAACGAGGTGATGTAGTTCTTCAGGGTCCAGCGTCCGGCCCGCGCCAGGCGGCCTGGGAAGCGGGCAATCGCGCCCAGATCATCGTTGCGGATGGTCTCCTCCGAGATGGAGAGCATTCCGCCGCGCTTCTGCAGCGTGTAGAAGATGTGCTCGTCGGTGGGGCGCGCCACTTCGAGATAGCTCGGAGTTCCGTTGCCCGTGTTGCCGGCGTCACCCAGGCCGCCTTCGCCCACGATCGGCAGCTCGCCGAAGTAGCCTTCGCGGACGCGGTCTTGTTGCTTGAAGTCACTGATGGACTGTTTGGTATACAGATTCGACAGTCCGTCGAGCGCCAGCTCGGCCCAGTCCTGCAACAACCGCTTGGTCATCGAGTTGAGCAGGATGTTGGGGAAGTCGGCAGTCAGCACGGCTTCGGAGGCCAGCATCCGCTGACCGCTGAATCCGCCGCCGCCCGTCAATCTGGCCAGGTCAAAATCGCCGGTGATGGCGACATAGGCCTCGCGCACGCCACGGAATGCAGGCACGCCTTTGCCGATTGCTTCCCTGACGCCTAGGGCGGCTTCCATCGCCAGAGCCAGCTTGTCGGCGCTGTCGAGGGTAACGCTCGCAGCGGCATGAATGCGGCCCACGCTGTTGAATGCCGCAAAAGCGGTTCGGACCTGGGCGATCTCCGCATCGATTTTGGTTTGCTGCAGATCCGATTCGCTTGTCAATACGGTTTCCAGATGCGTGCGAGCCAGGGTCTGCGCCGGCATTGGTAGCTTCGAAGCTATGAGAGAGGTCTCGATGCGGTTGCGGCTCTGAATGCGATGCGCCTCGTCGAGCTGCTGCTGCGCGGCTTCGGCAGTGACGACGCTGGAGGCTGCGGAGACTGCGGGCGCTTCAAGAACCGCGTTGGTGACTTCGGTCAACAGTGCCGGGTAGTCAGCCTCGGCGCTGTTGGCAAACTTCAGGCTCAGCTCGGCAGCGCGGCCGGCATTCTTCTGCCTTAGCGCATCGAGCAGTTTGAGGAGGGTATCCTTCATTGTCGTTGCTCCTTGGGTAGCGCTGGCAGCGCCGCCGCGGTTAGGGCGATTCGGTGAAATCGCGGTGGTTGCTGCGTTGACGGCGCCAAGTTGCGCCGCTGAAACACTATTGGCCGCAAAGGCCGCGGCGGTCACAAATTCACCGCCGGCGCCGGCACGGGCGCAGAGATCCACAGAATAAAGATCGCTGAGGCTTTCCGCGCTCAGGCAATGTTTTCCTTCAACAACGGCGGGCTTCCAGCCGATCAGAGCCAGCATGGACACGCCAAAGAGACTCATTTTCCCGTTTTGCCGGGCGTCGTCCAGCTTGGAGCGAAGAGCAGACTCGGCAGAGAAGAGATTAACTGTGGTATATACGCCCAACTCATCGTGTGAGCTGCCTTCAAGCCAGCCCGCGATGCGTTCCGGATCTGTCGCTCCTGTTGGATCAGCACTGCGCTGATCAGGATGCCGGCGGCCAAAAGGCTTGCCAGCCACAGCCTCCGCAACCCGCGCAATAAAAGCCGGTGGGTAAAAATGGGGCACCGATGCGCCATTCAGCGCCCCGGTTCCCCATCCCGGCTTCAGAACACGGATCTTATATTTCCCGCTCTCGTGAGTCGCATCGCCTTCCGTGGCCAGAAATTCGCAGCTCTCAGCCACTGGCACATAGGCCGTGGTCACTTCCTGCGCATCGCCAAAGGTGACCTCGTCGCCGGCAATCGTGTATGGAATGCGATAGAGCTTTGCCTCGGGACCGCGCGCAATCAGGTAATCGCTGAAAGTCTCGAAGAGATAGAAGCGCTGGCAGCCATGCTCATCGAGGCCGAAGGCTTCGCGCAGCTCACCATTGATGAGCTGTTGCTGTTCATCGAGCGAAAGATCTGCTTCGCTGGTCAGATATTTCGCCTTGAAGCCGCTGGCGTCGATGCCCATGCTTTTGGCTTTCGATGCCAGCTTGCGCGCGACCTTCTTTTTTTCTGAGGCCGGCAGACCGGTTTGATCGAAACGAGCCAGAGCATCGCGCAGATGCGCCTCATCCGGGATCGGGAGACTCCAGGTGGAAATGTCGTCGGGATCTCCGACATAGGCGAAGTCGGAGGCAGGATACTCTTTTCCACCCACGGATTTGGTCTTCGCGGCTTCAGCAGCAAGCAGAAATAGGAGATTTGGTTTCATTTCAAGCCTCATTGTTGCTTTCTCCGCTGCTCTTTCATGCGGCAGCGGAGAAAGGTGAAGTATCTGCGATACCTGCGCTACTTTGCGGCTTTCTCGGCAATGGCCGCGATCATCTCGTTTTTTTTCAGGCTTGAATCAAGTTCCAGCCCATGCACGTCGAATGCGTGACTGATGAGCTGCCACTTACTCATGGCATTCAAGTCTACGGACGGCTGGGGTGAGGAAATCGGGAAACTGTATTTTCGGCCGTCAGTTGTCACGCAGACAAGAGTCTGAATGCCATTGACATTACGAGTGGAGCGGAGCAGTACCTGCCAGGGCTCCAGCACTTCGATATCGGCCGCTGACTTGGGCTCGGGAACTTTCAGGACCGTGTTTGCGCTCCGGAGCGCGGCAGTGCGCTGTGCGCCGGGGTTATCCGGATGGTCGATCTTTGCTTGTGCGTGCGCGGTGGCGTATTTCGCTGTCCACTGCGTTTTGGCCGCTACCGACAGATGCACTGGCGCAGCGGGCGTAACAACGGCGGATGCCGTCTTCGATTGGATGGTGTCTACAGAACTCATGGGGTCCTCCTAAGCAGCTCTAGCTGTGACCGAGATGCCGTAGCTTTGCAGCAATTGGCGCTCCCGATCAGTTGGTTTCAGTTGGTCCTCGCCTAAATACGGTTGAACGAGGCAATGGCAGTTGATTGTGTTTTCCGGAGATCCAGCAGGATCGCGCGGATATTGAAGCTCTTCGCCTTCAACCAGAAAAGGTTCGCCAGGCTTGCGGATCTGGCCATCGGCGAGCAGATGGCTTATTCGGGGCACTCTGGCCACCGGAATATGCAGCCAGCGTTTGGCCAGGCCTGGATGCCGCTCGCTCAAGTCATTGATGCGCGCGATGCTGGCCAGCGATTGGAGACGCAAGATTTCGTTTGTCGCAATTGTCGTCGCCCGCTCGCCCACCTGGCTGAAGAGGCCGGAGAACTGTCCGCCTTTGAGCGTGGTGCCGATTTGCGTGACGAGCTGTTGCAGATTCAATCCGCCCATGGCGGCGCGTTGGATTGCCGCATTGATCTTGGCGCTCATATCGCGCGTGAGCCCGGTAATCAGATCCGCCGTGTAACCTTGCACCACTTGGACCATCGCCCGGTCCACAACGGGATGCACCACCAGTGAGCCGGTGCCGGCCGCCACCGTGGCGTCGATCTGCACAGCCGTCTGTTCATACGCCTTTTGTTGGAGGTCGCTGACCTGGCTACTTGCCTGACTAGCGAACTCCGCCATCACCCGGTCGATCTGCGCCTTGAGCGCCTGCAACCGCGCCGCGTTATAACTCGATGGCTGGCTTCTCACCACATCGGCGAGGATCTCGCGGTTGGCATCGTCGAGCAGCTTCAGGATGCGCAGGCGCGCCTCGGGCGTCAGTGCTTCGGCCTGCTTGGTGAGCAGGTTGAGCTGCTGAGCGTAAGCCTGTGCGCGCGAGTCAGCCATTATTGCACCAGGCTCCTTTCCTCTGCAGCATCGAGCAGATCGTTATCGGGTCCGTTACCGGCTTCATCGGCCGCGTTCGGCGACTTCAAAGTCTTCAATGCTTTGTCGAGCGCAGATTGCGGCGCGAAGAGATCCTGCTGTTTGGCCGCGCGATCGTCTTTTTCCTGTTGCGCGGATTCGTACTCCTCCTGGCTGTCGTCGATATCGACGCCAATTTCGCCGAGCAGGGTATGGAAAGCACGCGCGGCCGTCTTGCCGGTCACCCAGCCCGCATCCTGGCCAACCTGCAGCGCCGTGGCGCCGTCCTGAAGGGTTTGCGCACCCTTTTGCAGGTCGCGTGTCGCAATCTCGGGGAACTCAATCTGAAAGCTGATATCTGCGCTCTGCGGCAGCACGCCCGCATCCTGCGCCGATTCGATCACGAAGTTCAAAACACTCGTGAGGCAGCGCGCCAGGTGATTCTGGCGATCCTGAATCTTCCGCTGCACTGGAGCATTCATTTCGACGGCCGCCGCGCGATTGGCGTCCACGCCATCGCCGAAGAATGTCGGTGGCAGGCCCGCGCCGCCAAGGCCATATTTCTTCACCATCTCCGCGCCGGCCGCCATATCCTGCCCTTTGAAGTCCGGCGTCTGCGCATCAATTTTCACCTGCTCGTTGGTCACCATCACGCCGCCCTGGCGCGGAGGATCCTTGGTGAGCTTGTTTTTGTACTCTTCCACCTTTTTCGAGTCCGCGCCGCTGAGCGTGTAATGCCATACGAAGGAGTTCAGGAAGCGAACCTTATCGCCGAAGTCGAAGATCATCTGGTCGAAGAGATCAATCCAGTCGGCCAGGGCGAAGAGTTCGCTAAAGCCACGGCTGGCGCTCTTCGCTTTATTAAGCGTGAAGTAGAAGCACTCGCCGGCCAGGCGCCCATAACTCTCAGCATTCGGATCTTCGGTGCGCTGCACCAACAGCATTGGCTTCTGCAGTACTTCACCTACCTCGCGACGCAGCCGGACAGCATAAGGCACATTGATCGAAGCGGTGCCGTCGGCGGTGGCCATCTCCGCAAACTGGATGGTCTCGATGTTCATCGGGTCGATATAGCCTATGCGGATCTTTCCGCTGACGGTATTCTTGGCTACCGGCAGGCAAAGCTCGCCAAACGTGGTCAGCTCGTCGCACCACATGGAGCAGTTCTCGTCCATGTTGTTGATTTCGTCGTTCCAGAAGTTGTCGATCACGTCCTGGACGCGCGGATCCTTAGCCGTTACGCGAACGCCTTTGCCCACGGTGTAATTGGTGATGATCTCCACGATCCGCTTGCCGAAGGGCGTTGTAACCCGGAGGAAATAGCAGACTTGAAGCATCCGGTCATGCATCAGCGGGTTCAGATCGCGAAGCGTGGCCAGGCTGGTGATGCGTCGGAATCCAGGGTCTTCGCCGTCGCCGGTGGTCAGTGTGAAGAGCTGGGGCGCCACGGCCTCGGCAGTCAACTTGGCTTGCGCGGCCGCATCGGCCTCAGAGCGCGCTGCAGCCCAGCGCTTGGCATCGTCTAGATTGAGAAGCGTGAGGCTGTTGCGCTCAGCCGTCGAGCGGCGTTGCAAAAAGTTTACGATCCGTCCTGGAATCAAGCCCATCTCGATCTCCTATCGCGGCGCATGAAGTCATCGCCGCCGCGGCTTACGCCGGTCAATACTTCACCACGGCCAGAGTTTTGCTCGCGTCCGCCAAATTGCACATTGCTCGATGCAATCGCCGCCTGAAAGTTGTAGCGCCGGGCCAGATCCACAGCGCCTTCCAGCGCATCCGCCAGATCGTCTTTGATCTTGCCCAGGAAAAGGAGCTGCGAAATCAAAGCCTTCTGCGTTCCATCCAGGCAGAAGCGAATAGTGCCGTTCTCTACCAGCGGACTCATTGTCGAAATGCGGAGAAACTTATCTGTGAGGTGCGGCACACCCACGACATTCAAGTAACGCCCGCTCGCCCGCGAAACATCGTCTAGCGCTTGTTTCAAAGCCGCCTGGTAAGCCTGATCTTCAATGCCGATCACCATCGGCTGCTCTTCGTCGGCGCGGCGCAGAATGAATTTAACCTGCTTGGTGAAGGGCATCCTGTCCTGCTCGGCGCGCGTCACGTAGATGAAGCCCGCGGCGTCGACGTCAATCGTGACCGAGGCAAAGAAATCCGCCGTTGCTCTCTGGCTGATTGCCGGATCGTTGTAGCTGATCTTCACCGTGGGCTTGCCAACCAGCTCCTCGCGCCGGAAGGCGTGGCGCAATATCC